CCCGTGTGATGCCGAACTCTTTTAACCGCACCGCTATGTCGGAGTTGGTCAGCCCTCGGTGGTAGAGCAGTTCGTGAACAAACAAGTCGTCCCCCCTGCGGTAAACTGCGACCAAAGCCGTGGGGTCGTTGCTGAACCCCCAGTCAAGGCCGTAGGCAACGAATTTCATTGTGGATGGGTCTATACCCTCAACCACCGTGTAATCGCCGTATATCGCACCCTGTAGCGTCCCGACCTGCCCCAATCCGTACACCTTCCACCAGTTGGCCCAATATGCGGATGTTTCGGCTTTGGCTCGGTTTAGTTCAATATCGTTCCGAATCGTATCGGGCAGGGCTTCGTTGTCTTGGTAGGTAAGGATGAGAAACTCTGCATCGGTTTCGGGGAGGACTTCCGTGTGCGCCCAAAATTCATGGGTGGGGTTGAAGTCGATGTATATCTCCTGCGAGGTACGGATGGCTAACTGGTAGTAGGAATCAAAGTCGATATTGTTGGCCTCGTTGATGTAGAGTATCTGCCGCCTTGCCCCTCGGAGGCGGGCTTCGGAATCAGCCGAAAAGAACTCGATCGTGGATCCGTTGGCGAAGTTGTATTGCAGCAGGGTCTTGTTCCACCTGTCGGGAACCCATCGGTGCGTCCATTGCATAATCTTCGCAAAGTCCTTAATCGCACCCCTGCGAAGGTGAGGCACCGATTCGGATACGACCGAAATCTCCGACTTGGGATGGCGGGCGGCGTGGTCAATCAGGACCGCAAGGATGCCGAAGGTCTTGGATGCAGATGTCCCGCCCTGTATGACTTTCTTTCGGGCCTTCATCGCCCGAATCTTCTTGATGGCGGTGGTGTACTTAAACTCCATCCCCGAATAGGGGTTGCTCAATGGTGATGCTCGTTTCCTGCTTTTCCACCAAGCCGTTCAACCGCTGCGTGATGGAGGGGTTGTAGATGCCGGCCATGCCTCCCTTGATTTGGTCAGCCCGGATGGCTTCCTTTATGCGGTAGCAGATTGCGGAAAATTCTTCGTATGCTCCCCCTTTGTTGTTAAAATAGTCCCTCCCACCATCAGCAATCCCCTTATCCCAAAGGTGCAATTTGAACCCCTCCATGGTCAATGGGGCTTCCTTCTCCCGGTAAACCTGCACGGCTTTAGGGCCAATCCAATCCTTTACGAGGATGGGCTGCTGCTTGGTTTTGTCGCAGTATTCCGTGAACTCATCCCATAGTTCTTCCGGGGTCGCAAATATCCGTGGCCTTCCTGCTCCCATCAGTATTCTATTTTGTCTATGAGCGAATCAATCTTGTCCACGATTTTCATCTTCACCGCAAAAGCGTTCGGAGCATTAGATTCCTCCACCGCCCCAATGCAGTCGCAGAGGGTCGTGATGACCATCATCAGCGAATCCATGCGGGCTTGGACCTGGGCTTCTTCGTTGGGTGCTTTAGTCGAGTTCGCCAAGTTCCCGAAGTTTATTCCTGCTCCACCCAAGGGCCGCTTTGCCTCCCCAAAGCAGGTAACTGATGTAGCCGCAGTCGCTGGTGCTGTCAGCATTGTCGTAGTAGGTTTCCGCACGGGACAGGTAGGAGTGCATCCGCTTGATGGTTGCAAGGGATACCGCCTCACCGTTGGCGAGTTGTTGCGCCCTGACCTTACCCGTCTGCGTGGCGCACTTGTTGCCGTTCCTCTCGTTAAGTTCAATGCCCCGCTTGGCGTTGTTGCGTACACCTTCGCCGTAGTCGGCATAGGTTTCAAACTGTTCACGGATTGGGGTTGTTGATGGCATGGGTAACGGTGTGGTGATTGGCTTCGGCGAATAGGTCCGCCTCTTGGTAAATGTATTGGAGGGCCGATTTTACGCAGTCAGCGCACCACCAATTTGTATTGGGTCTGCCGTGGGCCACCAAGATAGTCTGCAAATCATGGACCGCTTCGGGGGATAGCCGCATGAACAGGGCCGCTTGGTATTGCTCCCAATAATGGCGGTGCTTTTGGGCAAGGAGGTATTCGTCTTGGGTCATCGGTTCGTGAGTTGCAGGATGACAACGGTTAGCCCCGCAGAGGCAAGGCCGTACACAGGGGCAAGGACCCATCCGCAGGTGGGCAAGGTCAGGGCCACCGCCACCCAAAAGGTGAGGCAGGTGACGCAACTGAACGGCTTGTGCCTTCCGAACCAGGTGTGGTAGAACCAACGGGGAAGGACACGGTACTCGGCAATGGCGAGGGCGGTCAGGGAACTAATCAGCAGGGGAAATATCAGCGTGTCCATGGGATTGAATGGCGGCCTTGATTTTGGCCTTGGCTTGGTCGATGGAATAGATTATTGAGCGATACGGTATGCCCGTGTCCCGTGAAAGTTTCTTCATGTTCCCCGTCCGCAGGTGCAGTTTCAAAAGTTCCTTGTCGTAGGGGAACGCTCCGTCCTTGGCCCAGGTGTCCATCTCTGCTTCTGCGATGGCCCACAAGTCGTCCATGAGGGAATCGTACTCGGCTTGGGATATAGGGGCATCGGGGTTCAATTCCTCCAGCAAATCGTGGTGGCGGTACTTCTGGGCAAACTGGTTGTTCTTACCCCTGTACAGGTTCAGCAGCAAACGCACGACATAGAACTTGAAGTAGCCCTGCTCCTGTATTTGCAGGATTTTGGCGGGGTCCTTTTCCAGCAGGATGAGGACGCACTCCTGCTCCAAATCCCTCCAAAGCGGGTCGCCGCCTGTTATTGTAAGGCAGGCTTTTCGGATTTCGCCCGTGCGATAGAGTTCCAGTATGACTTGGTCGGCTGACTGCATATGCAAAGATTGCAAAAAAAAAGGGCCAGCGGTTAGGCTGACCCTTGGGCGTGATAGCAGTTTCGGGCTATTCTCCGCTCGGAAGTTGCAGAGTGTCAGCGATATAGGCCCCTTCAGCGGTCTGCAAGTACTCTTGGGCATTGTTGAAAACTTGCCTCCTTAGGTAGCGGAGTTGGGGTTTCGCCTTGCAGTCGTTGTGGAATGATTCCAAGTTTATAATGATAGTGCTGTAGTGGCGGTTGAGTTCCTTGCCGATGGCCATGTAGGTAAACAGATACTCTTTGTAGGCGATGTCGGCCACGATGTTGCGGGCGATGACGCAGGGCCGTTCCCTGCTTGCGGAGCGCACCTGGTCGGGCGTGATGCCGAAAACCATTGCGGTGGTGTCAACTAAATGGTGGATGAGTGCTGGGGTCATGGGGTGGGGAGTGGTAATGGTTAAAATAATTGCGTCTGGATGCTTGGGGTATAACTCGCATCATACCTACTATTTTGCCCTTTTGGGTAAGGGTGTATTTTGTATTTAAGTGATTTTAAAAACACATTAGACATCTTGCCAACAAAAAATATGTATCGGTGCTTGCTACTTCTAAATTTTCTGTTTGCCTTTTTATCAATTTCCTTGCTGTAATGCCGACTATGAGTTCCGTCTTCTTGACCTATGTCGGTTCGTTCTTTGGTTGCTCCTGTGTAAACCCAATTAGTTGCCTGATAAATATACCCATTGTGGCCCATGGCCGTATCAGCATAACTTACAACTATTAAACTATCTTTTATGATTTTAAGGCAACTTGCGACAAAATAACTTAAAACATTTTTTTCCATCCCATCTTTCACACAAAGGCGATTTAGTTCATAAACATATTCAGCAAAATCTTTGCCACACACACCATTGCATAAATTCGGGCTTGCTGGTTTACCTATAGTTAAAACTCCTACTAAAATTAGTTTATCATACAGTCCAAACGAATAACTAATGCTTGGCAATCGCCTTGCGTAATGCTTTTTTAATAACCATTCGTGAGTTAAATATGGGGGAATGCTTGTAACCCTGTATTTCTCTTTTATTCCCATTGCTTTGAGTTTATGGGCTTAAACGATTTCGGGGATGGGCATCCAGTAGTTGACTTCACGGGGAAACCAAGAGTGATTTTCGGAGTTCCACATATCAATAACCGCATCATACCAAGCGACAATTTGCAGTCCTTCGTTGTCAGTAATTAGCACGGGAGTGGCTTCTTCGGGCATTTGGTCTTGGGGTCGTATCCAGGGCATGGGTAAGGGGGTTATTTATCTTACTTATACAAATACAACATCATTCGGGCGTATGTGGTTGGCAAAACTTCACGAATAAACGAGTTAGCAGCCATTTAAAATCCACTGCTTGACATTCTTGTACGCCTGAGCCATTGCCTCACTTGTTAGCTGAGATGCCACCATTTGATGTTGTTCAAATATCTTGGCACTCTCTTCCGATTGTTCAGTCATCTCATCCAACTTGGACAAAACGGCTGCTAACAAGTGTTTTGCGTCAGGCGGGGCGACCTGCCCTGCATTAGCATTTGTGGTTAAATCGTCTTTATTCATTCTATTGAAATTTTGTTGTTAATAATCCCGCCCGAACGCAAAGCCCTCGGACGTTATAGGCAAGTGCTAATGACCGCCTGTCCACCATTTATATATCCTGTTTTTACTTATGTCGCTAAATCTTATTATCATGTGAACAGCAAGCAATAAGTTTATTAGTGGCAACCACCAAGTTTCAGGCGCATACCACCATTTTCTTGTGTTCATGCTCCAAACCATGTAGCACCGTGTAATAATAACGCTACTTAAGTAAAAACAAATAATTACTACTCCTAATGTCATTTTCGTTTCAATTACCGCACCAGCCTATAACAGCGGTTTTGCGCCACCGCTGGACAGTTGATGCGCTGTTATTAATTATTATTTAAAGCGGCAGCGCCAAGCCGCAAAACGTTAGGCGTTTTTGGCTTGAAGGATGCGACCAAGCAGGGTCCAGTTGACGGACCAAGCCTTGATGGTTTCGGAGCGGTCGGGGCGGCTGCAAGACACGCACTCCTTGCGGATGTGGATTTGCCAGCGGCGGAAATCGGTGGGGGTTGTTTTCATGGGTTTAGGGATTGGGGGTTAATCTTTTAGGTAGAGGTAACTGCAAATAAGAAATATCAAAACAACTACGATGGCTGCTTCAAGCGATATGGGAGGGCTATCTGCATTGTAGAAAAAAAATAGTTTCATGGGTTAGGGGTTTATAATTTGGAATAATCGATACTTCCCGCATGGTGCGGTCTTGTTTTTTATCTGCGGCCCGAATCCATTGCTCCGAGAAAGCACATACTCGCAGGCATCCCCCTTGGGCCTCACCTCAATCACCCGCCACGGGCGGTCGTTGGTGCAGGCGGTCAGGAGCAGAAGGAGCAGTAAGCGGTGCATGGGTCAAAGATATACACAACCTACCCACATTCAGCCAACACCCTTTGAAAATCTTCCACGCTTCGGATGACCTCGTACCTATACCCCGCCTCTTGAACGACCCCCTGCCACCACTTTTGGGATAGGGACTGCTTGCCCTTGGGGTCCTTGAACTCCAAGAACACGGCCCCAGCGTTGGACAGGTATATCATGTCGCTCACCCCCGCCACCACGCCCATGGCCTTCATCACGCTTCCAGCATAGGCAGACGGGGCATTGTTGTTTACAGTAAACAATCGGCCCCGCTGGTCGGGGAAGGTGTTCCAATGCCACTGGAAACACTCGGCTTGAATCTTGAACTCTTGCATGGGGTTACTTTAATATAGGAAAACGGTCTTTATTGTGGAATGCCCAGCCTGGCTTCCATCCCATGTAGCGGATGAACTCCAAGGCTTCGGCTTTGCTCTTGCATTGGTTGTGAAGCACCCAATAAGGCGAAATTACCTTGGCCTTGGCCAGTTGTGCCTTTAGGTACATGTTGCTGGTCGTGGCCAACTGCATGCCCTGGGCCTTGGTCATCAGGTGTAGGTCCACCATCTCGCCCTGCTCTTGCGGTTTGCGTTGGTACTCGTAGCCGCAATGCTTGCACTTCATCGCCCCAACGGGAATAATCGCCTCGCAGCCCTTGCAGTTCTTCGCACCGCCAACGCCATCGGATTTCTTCTTGCGTTTCTTTTTGAGGGACCAATCACGATTGGCTTCCCAAAACCCGTGGTGGTTGACATTGTTCCCGAAGTCAAGGA